TCTTGGGTCACCTATATACTCACCTATATTAAAATATCCTAATGAATCAATAATATCATCATTAACTTCGTTTTGAGGTGAAAATGCTACTTCTAACATGTTAACATCAGGTGATTCACTACCTGAGGCGGGGTATGATTGTTCTATAGAGATGTATTGGGATAATACACTTCCTGTGGGTAAACTAGAGGATACAATTTGTATTTTATCTGTTACTCTACCTTTTAGACCTATTATGGGGGAATTTAAGAATCGGGCTTCTGTGTTTGTTAAGAAAGAATTACTACTTATATAAAAATCACTATTACTAGCAAATGATGAAGTAGTAGCCCATGAACCAGTTACTTTTGGGTGAACAGATATAGAGCCAGTATATAAATCTCCTCCTAGTGGTAGGCGAGCTGCTAATTTATTAGCATAAGTAGTTTCCCCAATATAATCTATAGATTGAGGATTCATTACATAATCTTTAAATGAATCTATACTTTGAGTAGCAGCCCAATATCTAATTTCTTGAGCGTTTCCATAAAATGGAATAGCTCTTGGGTAGTATGTACTTATAGGGGTATCAAAGAATGTAATTTTACTTCCACTGTAACCCCAAGTTGGGATAACACTTGTAGAAGATGAATATATACTCATTATTTGATTACCATCATATCCATCATAGTACCCAGTACTACCAGCAAATAATGTAAAAGTATGAGCCCCTAGAATTGGATCATTACTAAATGAACCAGATCTATTAACCATTATAGACCACCAGTTACCATCAAAAAATGGAGCATATATGCTGCAGGTATACTGTGGTTGTAAGTTACCTTTAATATCTAAGTATAAAGTACCATACTGATAGTATGGGTTTACATCTGACCCACTATATGAGCTAGTTGTTAATCCTGAACCTGTGTACCATAGTGTTAGGTTAGTAGTGTAATTACTTGTGCTGCCTGATATTTCAAATATACTTTGTGTAAAAGCAGTTGAAAAATTTTGGTTTGGGGTATAATTTTGAATTCTGAGTTGGATAGATTCAGGTCTATTACCTCCTGCTCCCCAGTTTGGATTAAGAATAAGAGAGCTAGTGACAGGAACTCTTTCATCACACCATAACATATAATTAAATTGTTGGTCAAAATAGTCATAAGTAGAAGTATCTTTATCTCTGCCTCCAAATTCACTAATTCTTAAAACAGTATCAGGTACACCAAAACAATTTATTAATGCTCGTAAACCAGGTATAGTACCTTTAGTTTTAAGTAAATATGGTAAATTATGATATAAACGTTTATATACTTCTTTATTTATATCATCTAAGGGTATAACTGAGGCATCATATGATGCTGTAATATAATTTGTGATTAACTCTGATCCAACAGGTGGAGTTAAATTTCTACCTGTGCTACCTGAATTAAATCCTGTAAATGCGTTGTATAAGTCATTTGTAGAAAAATTATTTTGGTATATTTTAATTCCAAATGATTTTAAAGCTTCTGCTACTAAATCTTTAGATATACCAAAATCTAATCTATTGTCACCATTATATCTGTTAGTAACGTCTTTATAATAAATCCAAATATTATCATAATGTTGACCAATCATGTCAACAAATAACTTATATGGTTCATTCTGGGAATCATCTTTTAAATATTCAGGAATAGTATTAATTAAATAATCTTGGTTATTTTGGTCATATATTGAAGCACTAAGAATTTGCCCACCGTAATAAGCCGATTGTGGGTTTCCATTTCCAAACCAAGTTAAAACTTGAGAGCTAGTACTTGGGTATAAAGTATAAGGAAAAGTAGAATTTGATTTAGGCCAAGCATATGAACTAGACTCATAGTACATATAATATTCATATCCATCAAAATTCTTAATTATATTATCTACTTTAGATTGCAGTACAGCTACACTCTCTGATATTGAAGATGATAGTGAAGATGATAAAGTTGTTATACCCCCTTTATATTGTTCTATTTGTTGAATTTTATAGTAAAAATTATCAAGTCGTGTTTCAACTGATGAGAAGTGGGTAAAGTTAGAGTAATCAGTATAATCAATACCTATATTTAAACTTTTATCATTTAAGTAAGATAATATTTGTTGGTAAGAAGATAATAATCCTGTGTTTAATAATTCATTATAATTTACATAATTTGATGAGTTGTTAACTCTATCTTTTATAGGTAAATTAAAATTAGGACCTTTAATAGTAGGATTTGATATCTGTGGGATTATAACCTCGGGTTGAAATTGAATATTAAAAGCTAATGGGTCAGCTACTTGAGTCACTACCCATAATGTATCTTTTAATAGATATTGTTGAGGTAAAGGCTCATATAGATTAATTAAAATCTCATACTGAGGTTGGGTGGTGTCTAATAATATATTATTAGCTATAATTAAATTGTTACTACCAAAATTTAAATAAAAATCTTGGAAATATGTTGGTGTTGAATTTAATTTAGCTTTAAAATCATTAATTAATATTACTAAATCTGGGTTTGGTATAGTGTTAGATACTATTTTAACCTCAGTTCTATCGGGTGATATATCCTTAATATAATAAGATCTTATATTGGATGATGAATTAATTTCATTATTTAAAAAATTATAAATAACATTATATTCACCATTTGTAAATCCTCTAGATCTTAAATTTTCTTCAGGATTAATATCAATATTATATATTACCTGCGAACCTTGAGGAGAAGTATCATTAATTATACTATAATCTGTAAAATTTTGATCAGTTACTTGAAATAATTGATTAGCAGAGGCTATAGTATATTCAATATAATTTAATGAAGAGTCAAATTGAGACGCTAAAATATCTGATGGGATTAAATTAGTATCTTGGGATGAGTAATTTTGAATCTCTAAAGTTGTTGGGTCAATATTATTTATTATAGCTGCCATATTATATCATTGATGATGAGATTTGTAACGTTAATACTTGTTGGTTAGCTAATAATAATTCTTGTCTTAGTAAAGTTATTTCGTCTAATAATAATTGAACATCTTCATTTATAGTTGATGTTCCTATATAATCTCCACTAGTTTTTACTAAATAAGTATGTGAGTTTATATTTCCTTCTACAGGTATATCATAAAATATAGTACTATAATAACTAAAAAATTCCTCAACACTAATAGTATTTTGAGGAGATGGTGGGGGAGCAATTTGTGAAAAAGACGTATCAATTGTCTTTTCATAAGCTTCCTTATTGTAAACACTTCTATTTAAATTATAATTAGCCATTTATTACTTTAAAATAGTAGTTATCATCAAATATTAAGATATTACCATCAACAGTAGTTTTAATTAAAACACTATAATATCTTTCAGGTTCTAAACCATTCATATATAATGTAAAATAACTTCCGTTTGAATCCACACTTAATTGAGTAAACTGAGTATCAAAATCAATAATGTACTCATTAGTGTCTAAATCTTTAATAGCGTAATATGATGCTGTTGGTAAATAGTAATTTTGGGTGAAATAAGAAGATGTAGCAAATACTCTATTAGGGTACTCGGGTCTACTATTTACTCTAAATTCATTAACACTATCAGGATAAAAAGTTCCTGAGTTATTATCTACGGATACAGCTGCTGGGAGTATGTTTAGTTCAGTTAATGAACCTGTATTAAATGAATATTCTCTCCATTTTATTTCTAATTGTGGGGGATAAATAGTATGAGTATCTCTTGAGAAATAATTTAAGTTAATATTATATTGAGGATTATCTATAAATTCAACTGCTTGTTTAATAATAAACCCATTATTAGCTATAGATCCTGAAAACCAACTTCTAACAACTGATGTAACATCTATATTTATATCTTTGTCATCATAGTATGAGAATGACTGCGTATAAGAGGCAGTATACCAATTACCTCCACCACTCACGGAACCATATGATCCTGTTACTCCTGTAGGAAATCCCGTTGTTCTCCACGCTCCACTACTTGTAGATAATCTATTATACCAACTTACTCCATTAGTGTACTCAGGATTATAAGTGTATTTTCCTGTACCCATATTCCATGAACCAGTTACAGCATATACTTCTAAAGTAGTATCAAAATTTAATCCATTATCTTCAGCTATAAATCCTTTTAAAGAAGCACTCCAAATAGAACTACTTACTTTATTAGTAATAACATCTGTTATTTCAGCAGATGAAAATTGTATTAAAGTTCTAGTAGCTTGAGCGTTACCACTATTTTGAGCGTCTTCAATATTAATAGATAATATTTCATCTAACCCTGTATTTTTATTAGGGTATCTAGAGTATATTGTAGCGTCTTGGGAAGGAAATAATTTGTATACAGCCATTTGTTATAAATATAAAATATTAAAAAGATACTACACGACCTTTAATATCAGTATCAGGGTATTTAACTTCAAATATCATTGGATCTATTGAGGGGTATACTGTATTATTTTGGATAGCTCCAGGTATATCATAAGCATATTGTGAGTAACCTAAATTTATCCCAGCTTTATTAACTATAGATACATTTTTAACAGTTTGAACTCCTATTATTTTATCTAATAAAATATATAAATCTTTTAATATAATAGGTTCATTTATTTGCCATTTATTAATATTAAAATAATCCTTTAACGCTTGAATACAATTAAATATAACTTCATTATTATTGTAGTCAGGTAATATGATTAAATCAAATTCCACACCTATATTAATAATAAAAGCATCTTTAATTTTAATAGAATCATTTATCATTCTGTATTGTGACAAATATGTTGATAAATTTTGTTTTAAAGCAGATGATGCTGTTTTTAATTTTTTACTATTATTAAAAGCTAACATATATAAGTTTAAAACTGAGGGTGTTTCTCCTGGTAGTATGTTTTGTATTTTTTCAGATTCTATATAAGCTTTAGCTATAGTACCATATTCTGATGGTAAGCTTAAAGCTCTAATTAAATAATCATCTTGGGTAACACTTCTTAATTGAGTAGAAAAAGTTGATAATGAATTTAATCTAATTTCATCTGAAGTATCTCCATCTTGTCCTCCTGAAGCTCCTATTGGATTATTTACTGCTACTGAGTTAAAAACAGTTTGAGATAGTACATTATCTAGATTACTAGTTTGAAATTTTATATTTCCTTTATTAGATATACTACTTATTATATTAGCAGGTATATTAGATGTTACTCCTCCTCCTGTTAAATATCTTACTGTTAAAGTAGTATTATTAGGGGATATACCATAAGTATCAGTATATAAGAAATTTGAAGGAGAAAATGCAGTTGTTATTAATGATCTTTTATAAGGTAAACCTAAACCTATATTATCTGTGTTAGGTATGATTTCTTCCTCATTATTTGAAGTATTAGTCCCAGCTCCAAATTGGAGTTGAAGTGTTGTAGGTGTTGTAAATCTTGATACAAATCTTCTAGGTTCTTTTTTTAATTGTAATAGATATGGTGTATCATTAGCATCTCCTGATAGGTTTGGGTTATTTGGATTACTATTTTTAATAGTATCAAAAATCATTTCTTGAGCTAAATAGGGTACCTCATACCAACTATTACCATCACTATCAGTTATATCTAATATTTGAATTATATTAGAGTCTTCAATTTCAACTGTTGGATATTGAGTAGGTGAACCAAATGAAAATGTTTTAGTCTTTATATTAGCTGATATAGCTTGGCGTGATTTTTTAAGTAAATAAAATGTTGGTGTATTACTTATATTATCAAGACTATATATAGTTACTGTAGTAGGGTCAGATGAACTTGAAAAACTAAAATCAATAGCATCTTGTACTAAGAAATTAGAAGTTCCTATTAAATTAGACTGCACTGTAGTATTTTCCGCTATATATAAAGCATAATTATAATCTGGGGTGTAAGTGCTCCCAGATAATAATGATGGTACTTGTTGATAGAAATCTACTGTAGTAGTTGCTGCCCCAGTTACTTTAGGTCTATATCCAAGCATATATGCTAAAGTATATAAATTGTTTGTTTGACGAGCATATTGGATAAAGTTTTCTTGAATTTGGTTATCAAGATAAAAAGACATCACATCACCAACATAAGCTGACATTTCCATGAATAACATTCCTGGAGATGTTGAGGTAAAATCATTATATGTTGTGGGAAAATATGTTTTAGAATACTCAATAAGAGCTGTTCTTAACTCATTAAATTCTTTGTTTATATATCTTATATCTCTATTTTCAGTAGCCATTATAATTGTATTTGAATAGTTTCTGTAGCGTTATTTAAAATTGAATACACTAAAGTTAAATTTATTGAATTTGATTCATATATAGGTGAAAGAGATAACTTATCAATTCTAACTGTTGGGAAATATTTTTTAATATCATTAGTTAGTTTTATTTCTAAAGCACTTAATGTCTCTGTGGTTATTTGTCCAAATAATTGAGCTCTTATATTGGCACCAAAGGTTGGATTTAATACTCTTTCACCAGTATTAGTTAAAATATAATTGATTATATTTGATTTAATTTGATCAACAGTAGTATAGGTTTGTGTAAATACAGAAGGACTATTAAAAGGAATAGATACCCCAACCGCAACTCGCTGGTTTATGTCTAGTGGATGTTGGTTTGGTATTCTTATAGCCATTATTTAGCGTTCATTAATCCCATAATTTGATCTAAACCAACTTCCCCTCCTGGTAGGCTTGAACCTTCACCAGCTGTGTTAACAGGAGGAGGAGTGTATGCTGCTTGTACATGTGATGTATTAGCTGTAATTGTTGTGTCAAATTCACCTCCAATCATACTTCTTAGATTACGTCTAAAATCATGATTTACAGTAGTACTATTTGGCTGAGTGTTAACTGTTGAAGGTGAAACAGGAATATAGGTTTCCTGTACTACTGTTTTAGGTGATTTAACTGCTTCAAGTAGAATGTCTTTAATTTCTTCTTGAATTGCTTCACGTACTGCTTCTTTAATTAATTTTTTTAAACTATCGATTTTCATATGATTATAAATATTT